AAGCGGCACGGATATTGGAGAGTGTAATCGCTCGTCCCAGTATTATGATGACCGCGCAAATAACTGTAACGGTTATCTCGGTAACGGAAACTGTCATGGTAATCCACAATGGAATCCTCCCAATGGTAACTGGTGGGAATGGGGTTTAGGCATTGGTCGTTATAACCCTGGTTATGACTTTGCTGGTGGCTATTCTGATACCCTTCAGCCTATTGGCGTGAGCTTCAACTATGATGGATATTATCAAGCTGCCGACGAGATTGGTGGTCTTGAGTACCGTCGTAACTATCGCAACTGTAACTGCGGTACCTTTAACTGCATTACCAACTGCAACTGCAACTGTAACTGTAACTGCGCCTGTACTTGCTCCCTAGCAAAAGGCACTCTCGTTGAAATGGCTGATGGCACGTTCAAACGTGTTGAAGACGTTAAAGAGGGTGAGACTGTTAAGAGCGTATTTGGCGAAGAGAACAAGGTTGTTGGTTTGATCGAGTGCCCTGTGGGTGCAGATGAAACAACTTACACGATCAACGGCTCCGTCCGTATGACTGGTGAACACCTCGTTTGGACTGGTGCTCAGTGGGGCGCTGTAAGCCTCGAAGGCTATACAAGCTGGTTGACCAAGCGTCGTGCAGAACTCGGTGACGAGACAGTTGGTATTTCTCCTTCTGAAATTAAGCAGCTCCAAGTGGGCGATGTGATCCTCTTGGATAACAAGATGGTTCGCGTTGAGTCTCTTGAGGCCGTTAAAGAAGGTGCTGAAACTTTATACTCATTTGATTTGGATGGCGACAAGACGTTCAAGGCTAACGGCTTTGGTCTTGAGGCTATCGTGAAGAAAGGAAAGTGATGGCTCAAATTAAACCCCGTCGTTTTAAGCAGCCTCGTTCCCAGTATCCTTTGTTTTATCGTGTTGATGTACAGCCCGATGTGATCTCCGTTGAGGTCTATGAGCGCCTAGTTAAAAAGGTAGGTACGGACATTTTGATTGGTGAAGTATCTCGTGAAGAGGTACTTCCCCACGATGCAACCGCTAAGGAGCAAACTCCTGACACCGCTGCAATCTATGCCAGCTCTTTGACTGAGAACCGTCGTGGCCGCGTAGCAATCGATGGTGAGAAAGTAGATCCTTCCCTAAAGGACACCCAAGTAGTGCACCTTGGTACAAGCCGTTTGTTCAATCAGCGTATCGCTGAGGGTGACAAGCGTGTGAACTTAGGTTCCTGGGAAGTTGCTGACTGCATTACTTATGGTATTTTCGTTGATCGTCGTGGGTATCCAATGCCTCCGATTACCATCACCGAAGAGCACGTAAACCGTAAGGCAAACACATATCGTGCTGCCGAGGCTCGTGATGCTGCACCCGCGGTTCTCGTATTTCGCCCATTTGCTGGCGATGACTTCACCAAGTGTTCTGTCACAGTGCGTAGTCACCCAACTTTGGGCTTTGCCTCAAACGTAGAAGAGTGGGAAGACCTCGACTACCAGTGCTTACTGGAGCCTTTGGTACTTCCTTCGGTTCGCGTTGAGAACGAGAAGACTATTGCACCTAATGGCGTTGCAACTGTTGCCATCAAAGTAGTCAATGAGGAGACTGATGAGGTCTTGGATGCAAATTGCGAACTCTTCTTGGAAGAGAGTGGCGGCTATCTGCCACAGCGCCGTGTTAAGATCACCAACGGCCACGGTCAATTCAAAGTACAAGCTTTGGGTCTGGAGCCTGGTGAAAAGTTCAAAGTTAAAGTTGGCTTCCGACTCGTTACGGGTCTTGCCGACGCATATTTCGAGGTCAAATGAATAACTACAGCTCCGAAGGCAATCTACAATTATGGTCAACCCCCATTCTTGTAGAGAAGCAGAATCTGAGTGACGAAGTTAACAAACGCCTCAAAGAGATAGCTATCGAAGCCGAAAGGAAAGCGAGCTGCTCTGGTTCATTCTATGATCGGAGGGGTTATTACAACCTCTTCGATTTAGATGATCCCGTTATTCGGGAGTTTGAAATTCTGATGAGTCAGAAGTTTCGTCAATATTTGTATCAAGGTGTTAGAGACGCAAGAGCATATCATTGGGACGTAGATGTTAGAGCCTTTGCGAATATTTATGAGTATGGACAGCGCATCCGACCTCATTATCATCATGCTTGTGACTTCGTTTCCGTTTACTACGTAGATGTAGGTGACGGTGCCAAAGCTCCCTTCAAAACAAATGAAGATGGGCGACTAGTGGTCATTGATCCACGCGGTACTGTTCAATACCCCTTCGATCAAAAGAGTAAACGCGTTCCCACAGAACAGGGTATGTTTGTTTGTCACCCTGCGACTCTGTGGCATGAAAGCGAGACATTCTTTGCCAATGGCATGAGGGTCATGATCTCATGTGAATACACGATTGTTCACGAACATCGTAAAGCGTTCTCTAGGCTTGCCAAAGTGGAGCACCCAAATCCTCCACAAATCAAAGTGGATCAAGCGCCTACCGATACGATCTATACACAACATTACCGATAGGTTTTCATGCCGACATATAATCTTATTTGTCGCGACCCGAATGGCGTAGAGGTGACTTACCTCTACGACCCTTCACGTTCGCTTCTTACTGATAAAGACGGTACACCCGTTTCATTGGACCCTGTGGGTCTCAAATACGATACCAATCCGAAGAGCTGGCAACCAGCCATGATTGGTCACCCTGATTTTCCCCTGAAGAAAAGTAAGAGCATTCGGACGCTCAAAATTCAGATGGGCTTAAAGTGCAACTATAGCTGCGCTTATTGCAATCAAGCGAGTCAGCCTCACGAGGTCTATGGCTCAATCGAAGACGCTCAAAAGTTTCTTGAGAAGCTTCCTACCTGGTTTGATGGTGGTGAAGACGGCAAGGGCGAAGGAGTGACTGTAGAGTTTTGGGGTGGTGAACCCTTCGTTTACTGGAAGACGTTGAAGACGTTGGCTCCAGCTATTCGTGAGGCCTATCCAAAAGCTCGCTTTAATATCATTACAAACGGTTCTGTTCTCGACGATGAGAAAATTGATTTCCTCGACAAGTTAGATTTCGGAGTAGGTATCAGCCATGACGGAGATGCTTATGAAGACAATCGCGGTACAGATCCCCTGAATGAACCTGAGAAACTGATGTGGATCAAAAAGCTCCACGCCCGTCTCAATCCTTCTGGTCGGATCGGCTTCAATTGTGTGCTGACGAAAAATAATTATTCGATAGCCTCAATCCGTAAGTACATTGCGGACAAGCTCGAAGTACCTCTGGCTCAAGTTATGATGTCCTCTGAAGAATATCTCCTCCCGTACGACAAGTCAGCTATGGCTATGTGCCCTGACACGGACGATGATTATAAGGCTATGAATCATGCCTTGTACAAAGAGGTGGTTTCGCGTGAGGCTCTAGGAATTGGAACGATACGACAGAAGATGGATGACTTCTTCCATTCGCTATCTGACCAACGGCCAGCTTATACACTGGGGCAAAAGTGCGGGATGGATAATCCCAACACGATTGCCGTGGATACAATGGGTTATGCAATAACCTGTCAGAACACCAGCTCGGCTACCAAGCACAAGATTGGCTCAATCGAGGCATTTGAAGACATTGCCCTTCACACGTCCCACCATTGGACTACTCGTGAGGAATGTCCCAAGTGTCCTGTGGTTCAGCTCTGTCGTGGTGCTTGCTTGTTCCTTGAGGGTGAGTTCTGGACAAAGGCTTGCAGAAATTCGTTTGAATACAACCTCACCATTCTGGCTGCGTGTATGCATTTCTTAACTGGAAATGTTCTCACGCGAGTTGAAGGCGAGAACATCCGCTATGACGGAATCAATCATATGGATGCTATCGACTTTGAATTCGTGGCTAGTGGTGGCGAAGTGAAAAACTGGAAGGAGCCAGTTCGGAAGCGTTTTATCCCGATCAAGGCTGCATGATTAACTAAAGGGATTAAAAGGTAATGTAATGGAACAGCTCGAACATCGGGTTATCAAATTGGAGCTACGAGTAGACAATCACGCTGATGATCTCAGAAAGCTGTCGGATATTTCCGATAGTCTCAAAAAGTCTCTTGTCTCCATTGAGAAAACCCTTGCCCAAATCAAATGGATTGCTCTCGGTGCAATTATTGCAACCCTGGGGCAAGCTATGGGCCTCGACAAAGTTATAAAGATATTCCTATGAACAAAGCTGATGAAAAAGAACTGGCTAGTCTCCACGGAGAGCTGGCCAAGGTTCTCAAAGAAGCCATCGTCAAGGAGTACGTGGATGAGGGCGGAAATCCCGTTCCTCCCCCAGCCGCGATCCTCAACGTTGCCCGTCAGTTTCTGAAGGACAACAAGATTGAGGCGATAGCTGCCGAAGGGTCACCCCTACATTCCCTGGCAGATCTCCCAGTCTTTGAAGACGACAACATCGTACCCCTTCGTAAAACTCAATAAAAAGCCCGTAGAGGCGCTTTCTCGGATTCCTTAGGCTCACCCCTAGGGTTTCCCTGAAAGCGTCTCTATGAGTCTCTAAACGCGTTTAAATGGCTAATACACATCCCGTCCTAACGGACTTTAGGGTGTTCTCCCATGTCATATGGCAACACCTAAATCTTCCACCCCTAACACCCGTTCAAAACGACATTTGTACGTACCTTCAAAATGGCCCTAAACGAGCTATCATTGAAGCGTTTCGCGGTGTTGGGAAATCCTTTCTAACCTCAGCCTTCGTCTGTTGGGTTCTTTTAAACGACCCTCAGAAGAAGATCTTGGTAGTCTCTGCCTCAAAGGAGCGAGCTGACGCTTTCTCCACCTTCGTAAAACGACTGATCAATGAAGTTCCTATCCTTCAGCACCTACGACCTAAGGAAGGCCAAAGAGACTCTGTAATCGCCTTCGACGTTGGCCCTGCAATTGCCGACCACTCTCCTTCGGTTAAATCCATTGGTATCACTGGTCAGCTTACGGGTTCCCGTGCAGACATCATCGTCGCTGACGATATCGAAACACCTGGTAATTCCTCGACCCAAATGATGCGAGACAAGCTCTCGGAGCTGGTTAAGGAATTCGACTCTATCCTGAAGCCTCTAGACAGCTCTAGGATCATCTATCTGGGCACCCCTCAGTTGGAGATGTCCCTATACAACTCCCTTGGAGAGCGTGGATACGAAACCCGTATCTGGCCAGCTCAATACCCAGAGATCAGCAAGGTCCCTTCCTATCAAGGAAAGCTCGCACCTTGGATCACTCTGGCCCTGGAGAACCACCCAGACAGCCAAGGAAAACCAACCGATCCTAAGCGCTTCGGTGAGGAAGACCTCCTGGAGCGTAGAGCGTCCTATGGTAGGGCAGGATATGCCCTTCAGTTCATGCTCGACACCTCTCTGAGTGATGCCGACAGGTACCCCCTGAAAGTTCAGGATCTTGTTGTGATGAATCTCAACCCAACTATGGGTCACCTTAAGATTGCCTGGGCGGCAGCCCCTGAGCTTGTCATCAACGACATACCCAACGTGGCTCTTACAGGAGACAAGTTCCATAGGCCTATGTGGCACTCGGAAGACATGGCTGATTATACAGGCTGTGTGATGGCCATAGACCCCTCAGGACGAGGCTCAGACGAAACTGGCTATGCCGTCGTCAAGATGCTCGCAGGAAATCAATTCCTGGTCGCTTGTGGTGGTCTTATGGGTGGCTATTCGGATGAGACCCTGGAGACCCTGGCGAAGATCGCTAAGAAGCATCAAGTCAACCATGTGATCGTTGAAGCCAACTTTGGTGATGGTATGTACACCAAGCTTCTGACACCCGTCATGGCTCGACACCACAAATGCCTCATCGAAGAAGTCAAACATTCGACCCAGAAGGAACAGCGGATCATCGACACCCTAGAACCAGTGATGTCTCAACACAGGCTCATTGCGGCTCAGGATTTGATCCGTAAAGACTTCGATACGGCTCAAGATCCCAAGTACTCCCTCATCTACCAGATGACACGGATTACAAAGGATCGTGGTGCATTGATTCATGATGACCGACTGGACGCCCTAGCGATGGCCGTTGGTTATTGGTCAGAACACATGGCAAGGGATAACGACAAGGCAGTAGCGCAATACAAGTCAGAAGCCCTCAAGAAGGAACTTCAAGGCTTCATGCGGAATGCTCTTGGAGGGAAACCTAAGGGTAACTCTTGGATCGCCAAAAATAGGGCGACAAGATAGCGACAAGCTCTTGATTTGAATCAGAAATATCCCTTCATTCAGTTCTATAGTCCTAGAATTGGGTGGAGGGAGAACTATAAGTTTATCTATAAGATGACCTATAGGTTTAGCTCTATAGGTTATTTAAGTAGTTATAGGTATAGGTTTAACTCCTTAGGTTCATATTAAAGAGAGCTTTAAGATGACCTCAGAATGTTTTGGTACAAAAATTTGAAGCACCACCTCGATTTTTAAAATGTGGCGATTCCCCCGTCGACCTTTTGAAAAACCCAAAAATTACCCAAGCTGTCCCGCCTAGTGTCACAAGCTCGCGTAACTCGTTGATTTTCAAGGGATCACAAGCGATTATTTATTTGTTTCTAGGGGTAAATTGAGCGTCTCCGCCATTGGCTGCGAAAGTGTGCGCTCCTGGCTGCGTCTATCAGTGTTTTTTTTTCGCTGCTGCTCCTCAAGATCCCCGCAAGAATCCCGCTCGCTGCTCCTCTCGTTTGCTCCTGGTTTGCTTGCTGCTCGCTTGCTGCTGCTCCTAGGGTTTGTCCCTAGATTGTTTTTCATAATGCGAGACAAAAAACCTTGCTTGCTCGCTTAGAATCTCCTCATGGCAACGACGCCATTAACTAGGAGAAATGAAATGCTAAAACTGATCGATAAAATTTTAGGGTTCGAAGGGACAACGTGGGGAGAAGTCTTTTTAGGCCTCGCCCTGGCGCTCGCTTTTTGGTTCGCGCTCGTTGTTCTCTTATCAATGTAAAATTGCCATTAGATAACTCTTGCCAATTGGTAAGTACTAGACTAAAACCTTTTTTGTCTACCACTACTAAGGAGAAGCAAAAATGATCCATCCCTCAAAATTTCCTCAAAAACTGCTCGCCGTTGATACCAACGCAAAAACCATAAAGGGGCAGAAGTACGGTTTTATGACTGGGGTTTTATACCTCGCTCCCTCTACAATTTCGGGCTTTAATACTTGCCCAATGGCAAAGCTTGCCAATTGTGAAGGGGCTTGTCTCTATTCCGCTGGACGTGGGGCTTTTAATTCCGTCCAACAATCCCGCATAAACAAAACGATCCTATTTCATACTCGCCGAGATGAGTTCATGCGCCTACTCGTAAAGGATATAGAGCGCCTCATTCGCAAGGCCGATAAAAAGGGAATGATCCCTCTAGTTCGCCTTAATGGGACGAGCGATATTCGCTTCGAAAATATTAAGTTCGAGCATGAATTCGCGCATGGCAAAAAGCGCCTCGTGACAATTTTTGAAGTATTCCCCGAAATCCAATTTTATGATTATACGAAAATTTCCAATCGTAAGGACATCCCAAGTAATTACGATTTGACGTTTTCGTATAGCGGCGCCCCTGGATATCAAAAACACGTCCAAGAAGCGATTAAGAAGGGAATGCGCCTCGCTGCTGTATTCCGTAAACAAAGCGAGATTCCCTCTCATTTCCTCGGTATGGAATGCGTAGACGGGGACGACTCGG